GACCCCGACCCAAGAGCTCTCAATCATATACTTGCTTAGTCGTTCACGCGCAATAGCCAACATCCGTGGTACAAGGTCCCCGAATCCCGACCCCGACCATAAACATGGGACGACGGGTCCCGAACCATTGGACTTAATTCCATGGGTCATGAGGTTTTTGCCCTGGTCTCCGGCAAATAGATATAGATTAGGGCCTTCGAGGGGGCTGACCAAGTAAAAACTACTGCCACCCGCACGGTAATGTGCGTAATTCCAAGCATGTTGAAATGCAGACACCTTGATTGCGCTAGTTTTCCCTATTTTTAATTCAACCCACCAAGAGATTCCCTCTGCGCACATAAATACGTCTGGAACGCCTCCTCCGGCTCTGTTTTCAATCCGCTGATGCTGCCAGTGGCTCGGCAGTGATTGCTTGAGGTTCTTCCAAAGCAAGGCTTCTGGTTGGCTCATTATCAATCTCCTCAAATTTACCTTCAATGAACGCTTCTGGGTGACTATTTCTTAATTCAGATAATCTCTTTTCAACATCTTCTCTTGACAGTCCCTCAATGGAATGCAGGTGGTTCTGTTCTCGTCTATCAATTGTCAAACCACCCAGGGCGCTTCTTATTTTTTCAGCGTTGACCGCCGCTGAAAACTGACCAGCCTCTTCAGCTCCATGACTCAATCTATCAAATCGTTCCATCTGTCCAATGAGTGTTACACCAAATCGACGCTCCCGGTCTTCTCTAAGTTCGTTAATGTATTCGGTAACGTGTGGAAACTTTCCAGAAGTTAAAAAAACAGCCGCTTGAACACTAGCGCTGGCTGAGGCATAACCAGCTTGCCGGGCGCATTCAGCATTCGAGTGCCTGCCGTCAACGAACAACCTGGCGAATTCTTTTTGTCTTTGGGTTAGCTTCCTGCCGGATGCTTCTTCAATATCACGAGCTCGTGATTCAATAGTCTTGCGAGTAGCCAATTCGTTCCTCCAGCTGAATGTTATATATAGGGGTCAAAATATATTTTTGCAATCAAAAAAGCAAATCCATGCGCGCGCCGGTCGGAAACTCGTTATTTGTCGCACTTTTATGGGACGGTACAGATACCCTTGGGACGAGCCTTGGGACGAGGTCCGTGGACCTATGTCCTTGTTTCATGTACCTTTTACCCCAAAAAAATACACGCCGTCCCACTTTCGCACTTTTTTTGCCCCAAAAAAACTTTTTCAAACACGAAAAATATATTTGCCCCCCTATATAGGACAAACACTATTTGCACATCTTCCATCAATGATGGTATACTTGTTTCACATCATCAAAAACAGAAAGGAGAAAGACTGATGTTGAACAAAAAACAAACAACAACCGTTGTTGAAATGATTATTCGTGATCTATCTGAATCGTTTGAGGAAAGTAATTTTGATCGCTACAGGGTTAGTGGTTGTGCTGACATGTTGCAATACATTGTAGAAACCGCAAAGTTAATCGAAGCCTTAGATCTAGATCTATCTCTTTTAAAAGGAGATAAATAATGGACATCATTTTTGATGTGGACGGTACGTTAATGGACGTTGAGCATAGAAGGCATTTTGTTGCTCAACGTCCAAAAGACTTTAAATCGTTTAGAGAGCATACAAAATTTGACACTCGGAAAGAAGATATTTTTTCTGTTGCAAACGCTTTACAGGCGCAAGGGCATCATATCCTTATTTCTAGTGGGCGAATGAGGTCAGAGCAAGATCTTACGGTTAAGCAGATAAAAGAGGGTGGAATAGACTTTTCTGCCATTTATATGCGAGATGATAAAGATCACCGTCCTGACGTCGCACTAAAAGAAGATTTTTTAACGCAAATGAAAGCAGACGGGTACAGCCCTACTATAGCCTTTGATGATCGGCAATGTGTCGTGGATATGTTCAGGTCTAAAGGGCTGACTGTTTTTCAAGTTGAAAAGGGGGATTTTTAAATGGAGATAATTAACTCGAGGGATTTAAATACTAACGGTACGCACTTTTTGCAATCGGTTCGTGCCACGTACTGGGAGCTGGTCGAAGCTTTCGGTCATCCCACCTACGCTGACCCGGAATATCTTGACGACAAATTAAATGTCGAGTGGGTTCTGGAAATAGACGGTGTTGTAGCCACCATCTATGATTGGAAACTAGGCACTAAAGAATATTCGGCAAACACCCTTTGGAACATTGGTGGTCACGGTCAACGTGTTGCCTCAAAAATTATCGATATCCTAGAAAAACGCGAGGTGGCATAATGAGTAAACTAACGCATTCAAATCCGTACAGCCAAGACTGCTTAACGGATGAGCAAATAGAAAGGGGGGATATCGTGATTGAACCAAACTCTGAAATGAAATATGAGTACGAAGCTTTGCTAAAAAAATGCAGAAGCTTCTACGCTTGTTACGATGAAGTGCCATTGCCTATGCAGCGTGAGCTGTGTTTGCTGTTTGTGGCAAAAGATAAAGAAGAGTGGGAGGCATTCTTGTTTGAGCCCACGGACCTTGGTCCATTAGCCATCGACTTCGTGCTTGGCGATGAGAACCAAGAAAAGCTTCGAGCGGCGATGCGTGACAATCTGATGGAATATGCAGAAGAGCGTGTAAAAGAGATCGTTGATCGTGGTAACCCGGAGCCTGACAGTCCCAACATTCGATACATCCGTCCCTGGGAGTTAGACGATTGAAGTCGTTAAGGTTACGGACAAAGATTGTCGAGTGGCCGATGGATCATATTGATGAAGAACCGTTGTACCAGGCAATCGTTTACGATGCGGAGTGCGAGGAGCTCTTGGAAGAATCGATCCAACAGATCATGGATGATCAGATGTTGTCGGAAGACTTTCAGGACAAGCACGTATTCATTTGTTTAGGGGAGGCGGCGGATAGTTATGATGAAGCCGGGCAGAACCTGAGATCACTTTTGAAGAGAATCATTAACAACTTAAAGAAGAGGGTATAGAGCAATGACCAATGACGATTACAAATTATTTCAAGAAGCTATTTTAGATCAAACTTTAGATTTGAGCTTGTGGCAGTTCCATCAATTAATTCTGTTTTTTGAAAAGAATGATAAAAACTTCAAACGGCATGAGTTCATCAAACCATTACTTACCGAAACGGCAAAGCCCACACAGTCTAAAACTTGGTTAACAAAATTGACGGTGGTAAAATAATGTGGATAGTACCAAAAAATTTCTCCGGCACTTATCCCTCTGTTCAGGGTATTCAGGACTTGGGCTTGGACTCAAGCGAGTTTTGCCAGCTTTGCGAGAGATCGCTCATGTCGAAATCGAAGCCTACGCTGTTCAAAACCTGGTTAACAAAATGGAACAAGGACTCTTACCTCCAGCACCTGTGTACACAGACCTTAAAACCTTCCCATTCGCAGACTTTCGTGGATGCGTGGACATCTTATCTGGCGGCTTTCCCTGCCAGCCCTTTAGTCAAGCCGGGGCAAGAAGATCAACAGAAGACCCACGGCATCTCTTCCCATACATTGCCGATGGAATCGACGCCTGTTCAGCAAGATATGTTTTCCTCGAAAACGTCGAAGGAATTATCTCCTCCAAAACCGCTGACGGGGAAAGTGTTCTCCGATATGTCCTCAGAGAACTGGAAGGACTGTGTTACACGGCGTCGTGGGGAGTATTCAGTGCGGCAGAAACAGGCGCAAGCCATCAGAGAAAGCGAGTATTTATCCTTGCTTCAAGAGATGGAGAGTCGCTCAATAACTTGCTCACCGGACACTCAGAGCCAGAACCCACCATCTGGCCAGCCAGACCTAACCAACAACAATTTGAATGGGAAGAGCCAAGAGTCCTCTAACTGGCCGACACCAACGGTTAATTGCGTTGAGGGTGGCGAACAATCAGACCGTGTGGAAAGAAGTGCATCTGGCGGATATGTTTTACGAAAGAAAAACAAACCAAACATAACTTACGGTGCAAAATTATCTGATGCTATTTTGTTTGAAGAACGTCAGAAACAAGAAAACTGGCCGACACCAACGACGCAAGAAATTGAGCATAAAAATATGGTTCTTACCAAAACTGGCAGACGTTTAACTAAAGACGGAAGTAACAGCCATAGTTTAAATTTAACTGATAAAGTCAATCAAGAGAACTGGGCAACACCCAACACCATGGATCATCTACCATCAAGGTCGGTTGAAGCACAACGCGAGATGGCGCTTGGGCAACGTAAAGGTCGTTCTAAACCTGCAAATCTTCGGGAGCAAGTAGACCCGGAACAAGTGGCCGTGTACCAAGAAGCAAAGAACTGGCCGACACCAACGGCATCTGAAGCATTAAAAAAAGGAGCGCAACCTCAGTATGGGCAAATTTGTCTTTCTAACCATCCTATTATTGTTGGCCCTGTAACAAGAGAAAAAAAGGTAAAAAGCGGAAATGAAAAAAAATGGGCTACTCCAACAACCAGAGATCATAAAGGCAGTTATTCGCCAAAAGCGTTAGTGCGAAAGGATGGAAAATCTAGAATGAATTTATTGCCGCAACAAGCGCAGTACGATGAAACCAATATATCGAAAGTAGGAAAGCTGAACCCATCGTGGGTGGAGCAACTCATGGGGTTACCGGTCCAATGGTCCATGCTCCCTGAGCCCACATCAGTCCACCGAGTATCGAGATTAATGCTCTTGGGGAACGGTGTTGTCCCCCAGCAAGCCGAAGTAGCTTTCAGGACTCTGCTTGCTCAAGCGGATCAAGACCATCAATCTTAACCATCCGGCGGTAAATCAAAGACTTCTCCTTGGCTTCCTTGACTGACAGCTCCGGCCATGGACCAAGGCCCATGTCTCGGCGTCTGCCGTCAATTTGATAACGAAAGATCCAACTCCCAGCACCGCTCGCGGCGACCAACAAGTATAGGTTCTTACCAAAACGATAGCGCCCCGGTCCTTCGATGCGCGGGTTCAATGGAGTATGTCCTTTAGGATTGATTCTTCTGCTTTAAGTAAATCATCAAAAGTAATACCCACCTTACCGGTTTGAATAGCCAAAGTCAGTGTCAGAATTCTTGAGACAAGATAGTTGTACTCATTGACTCCAAGCATCTGCGTACCGTACTCGGTGGCAAGACGCAGCACGGTGACCACGATATCTTTTTCGTCTAAGTCCGTTTCATCAACCAGCTCCGCCAACTTCGTGTAAAAGTTAGAGATAGTGTAGGGTCTGGGATCTACTTCTTCATTCATATCTGACTCCTGAGCGACGCATACATCGTCACAATGTCGGTGTCGTTGGGTGATTGCTCCGCCAAATCAACCAAGAAGGCAATTTGTTGCGCGGGGCTCCGGTGATTGCGCTCGGCCAAGTCCCAAAGCTTTTCCCAAGTTAGGAACGGCACGGCGACGCTTTTATATTTTTTAGTGTCTGGCATGATGATCTCCTTTATTGTAGCCAGTTTTCTAACTGTTCGCCCAAAACTTTCAGGCTGATATCCATCTTTAATTTCAACGCTTTTGTAATCTGCTCGTCGATGGAGTTACGGCAGACAAAATCTATGTAAGTGACGCAACGGCCTTCCTGACCCATGCGATGAATGCGCGACTCGGATTGCATCCTGGAGGACAAATCAAACGAGTTCGCGTAGTAAATAACCGTTTGACTAGCGGTCAATGTGATCC